GTGTTCACGACTCGCACAGAGTACACTCCCCATTAAACAGCAGTAGAGATGAGTGCTGTAGCTAAAGCAGTTGCATTTTTCGTTCGACACGCTACCACTAAATCGAACTTACACACTCACAACTCCAACACCCATCTCAAAAAACTGTCAAAGTTAGTCAAGGATGCTCACTTAGAAAGGGATATCATTACTATGGAAATTCCTATTTTTGATGAGTATCTGCAGAGTGTTGAACCTGCAAAACGCTTGGCATACGTCAAGGGAATGGATTACTTCTTAGGCAAGGATAAGATGGTCTTAGACTTCAATGTCATGCAAAAATCAAACGAGAAGTAGATAGGTACTTAAAAACCAAGGAACCTATTTAATCCTACAGACAGCATTAAAGGAGTCATGGGTTACATCTCACACGTGCTTATCAAGTCACTCAAAACTGGGAAATTTTCTGACTCTTTCCTTCCAGGTAAGAAGCCTCAAGAATTAGAGTCATTGTTGACCAGCTGGACTAACTACGCCACTGTGTACTCTGTCTCGACGGATTGCTCTTCCTTCGATGCACACTAGAGTGCTGAGTTAATTGATGCTGTTGATCATACCTACTTGAGAGCTGCTTTGCCTATTTTACTGAATAGGTTAAACATAGTCGGTGATAAAGCTGATCAGATCATTAAGCTAGCTACTGCCAAAGTGTTGCCATTCCCTTATATGACTAAGAAGAATGGAGATAGTCTTAGAGGAAAGATAGTAGGCACCGTGTTTTCTGGACACCCTCTGAGAACAACATTAGGGAATACTCTCCGAATGTTATTCATTAATTTGTATATGAATAACTCTGATTACAGTATTGCCAGCGGAACTAATCCTCACATCAAGATTGGACATTAAGGTGATGATTAATTCACTTTATTCAAGAATGAGCTTGATCGAAATAAATACTTGGAGTAGATGGCAATCCACTTCACTAATAATGACTAGGACCAGTCTACATTCGGCTTAGTCATGAAAGATATTAACATTTAGATGAACCGGTTCGAGTTTATATCTAAAACCTACTACTTGGTCCCTGAAGCCAAAGGTATTAAACTCCCAGAGAAAGCTCAAACACTCGGGAAGACCTTGGTGGATGCAAAAGACATTGCAACTACCATAGACTCTATCAGGGGTGAACTTAAGACCTATTCAGGAATCTTAGGTCTAAGCGACATCCCTTTAGATGATGCAGAGGAGAGACAATTTAAAAAATACTCTCTAAAAAGACTATAGGACTAAAGTAACTATAGGATCAGTTAAAGCAACACGGAGTACATGTACCCCTAGCCCGAGCTCCTTTAGATTATGGCATTCCCCTAAGGAAGTA